CTTGTCGGTCGCGTAGTCGTCCCACTTGGTTGCACGGAACGAGTCGCTGCCACCAGAGCTACCGGCAACCAGACCTTCCTCCATGACGTACTGACGGATCGCACCTTCAACGTCGGCATCGTCCGCACGGCGCGGCAGGGTCAGTTCCCGTCCGTCATAATATACCTGACGCTCACCATACGACGTGCTATCCCAAAACGTACCGTCAACGCCGTCGACCGTGATAGCGCGCGTCTGCGGCGATTCGTAATCGTCGTAATACCACGTGCGTTCCTGATCGGTCAGTTCTTCCAGTAGCTTGTCGTCGTCAATCTCGGCACGTGCGCGACGACGGGCTTCGGTTTCCAGTGCGTCCATATCACCGGACAGCACGGCAAACGCACGATCGACCGCTTCGGCCTGCACCGCTTCGTCGGTCATGTCGTTGCTGTCGTCTGTGTATTCCTGCCACGTATCGCCGGCTACCTGTACCGCCGCAATACTACGAGCGGCTTGCTCAACCAGCGTTTCATCGACAGGGAACATGTCACCCATCTGACGCTGCACGTCGGCCGCAATGTCAGGCAGATTGACCTCTATCCGTGTGCGGGCTTCGTGCTCTATGTCGTCGTAAATGTCTTCCCACGACTGCTCGACGCGATCATCAACAACCTCATCGAACCGATTATTCGCACGCTCGGCCAGCCAGTTCTCGTCAGGATCGTCCGTCTCCCAATCACCGACATTCAGTTCAATGTCATAGTCTTCATCTTCGGAATCCTGCGTCGTGTCCGTAACCGGGCTGCGCTCGCCGCGCAGTATGGTTTCGATCTTCACGCCGAACTCGGACAGATACGCTTGCATCTGCTCGCGTGTGACCTGCGCGTCACCCTGCGCGTCGAGCCATTCCTCAATACCGGACCACTTGATTTCATCCGGCTTGACACCCTTCGCTGCCAGCGACTTGAGCCACGACTTCCAGCCCGATGCCGGCGCTTTCTTCATCTGTGCAGCGTCGGCCTGACGGGCGAGCGGGGAGTACCACCATGTAGCGGGACGGGACTCGCTCATACGTGCCGGCTCGCTGCGCGGTATCAGTTCGTCGCGACGGTACATCTTGTTGTTGTCGAGCCAGCGCGGATCAAGCTCGGGCATCTCGCGCATCAGGGCGCGCTTCCATTCCAGCCCGGTCATCTGTCCGGCCGGCAGTGCGCGGTTCTCGGCCAGTTTGCGCCGTAGCTTCTGCTCGTCGCTAAACTTCGGTGCAGGCATGGTCGGTACGTCAGGGCGCGCACGTTCCCCCTCGTATTGCACCGGCACACTGTGAGCGCCGAGCAGCACGACAGCACCACCCTTGCCGAACTCGCGTGTCATATACCCGTCGAAACCGGCGTCAATGACACCAGACTCAAAGTCGTTCATCAGGTTGTCTGGTGACTGGTACGGATCGCCTTCAGCGAGGCGCTTGTATAGACGCTTTGGATCAACGTCCATGTCATAGACGTTGTTGAGCGTGACGCTATGTGCGTGGTGCCCGACATCCGACTCGGGCGCGATGCCCTTGCCGGTGTTGGCATAGAAGTACAACCGTTTCTTGATGCGGGGGTCTTTCGCTTCGGCAATACGGAACCGTTCTTGGGCCTTCATGCCCGTGCCGAAGAACCCGCTACTTAGGGTGTCTCGCTGCTGTCGGGAGTAGTGGACTCCGACGACTTGCTCGCCGCTTCCTTCGCCGTAGCTAGGGCGCTGTTCGCTCTTGCGCGCAACGCCTGTTCGATCTGATCGATCGCCGGCTGCATCGGATCGGCCTCGGAGCTTGCGGGCTTCATCACGCCACTGATTAACGTCCCGCGCTTGAGCGCGCAGTCTGGCGGAAGACCCCTGATCACTTTGCATACCATAATCGTTCTCTCCTATCATTGCGCCGAAGCCTTCGTCGAAATAGACGGTAGCGACGCCTGCCTTGTCCAGAATGGACACGACTTGTTGCTCCAACTGATTCATGCGTTCGACAGGCAGACCGATATACATCTCGTTGTCCAGTGTCGAATGCCCTGATATTGCATCGCTGTCCAGCGCCCTGATCTGTGTGTAAATCTTATGCACCAGCGCACGGTCAGACGAATCAATATTGAAATGGATTATGCCGGTCTTTTCACCACCTGTAAAGGGCTTTAATCCGAGCGCATATACCGCTTCCTGATCAAGCACATAGCCGACCGCGCGTGCAGCAACGGCAGGATCGCCACGTGTTACAACCAGCGCGAACGACGGATTCGTATCTTCCATCCAGCCGCCAAGCTGCGGTCGGATAGTTCCGGTAACGCCAAGGTCTTTCAGCAGACCCGGTATCACGCGAGACTTTATATCCTCGCTGACAGCACGTTGCTGCTTGTCGCTGAGTTTGTTCCACGCGGCAGCTTCATTCGGTTTCGGTGCGACCTCAAAGAACAGGCGCTGGTCACGTTTGACACGCGCAGGCGACAGCGCAGCAAGCTCACGAGCCCGTGCGTCCGACAGTTCGTCATCTGTCTCTAGCACAGCGGGCTCACCCTCACCACCCTGCGAGCGGCTGTGCGTCCGCGACGTATTGATCCGATGCTCCGTGGTGTGCTCACCCTGATCCGGCTCGACAGTACGCTCGCCACGGATAAAAGCAGCATACGCGCTGCTGATTGCGTCACGGGTCGCTTCGATCTGCTCGGGCGAGATGGTCGCGTAGTCGCCTTGTTTCTGCGCACTGACGACAGCGAGAAACTTGCCGAGCGTCTCGCGTATCGCCATCACCATCCGTTCGATGATGCCGCGAGCTTTATCGCCCTCCTGCTTCTCGATCTTTGCGAACACGTCGAGCCAGAACTTCTCATCCGACCAGTGCTGACCGCCAAGGTCGGACACCATCTCGTCCAGCAGGAACGCTTCGACGGTTTCGCTGGTATGGAACAACTCTTTCTGTTCGGGTGTGAGCGCCGCCGACCAGTCTGGCATGGCACGGGCTGCTGCGAGCTTGGCTTTATTCTCAGCATTGCCGCCCCAATAGTCAGAGGCGAATGCGTCCAGCGCCTTGCGCTTGTCCGGCATCGTGGCAACCAGCGCATCACGCACCGACGCCCATGCCTTTGCGTGCCGATCGCGCAGGACGTGCGTGACCTCATGGCCCATGACCTGCATCGGATTGATCTGTGCGGCCGTGTTGATATGTACCGTGTTCTCCGACCGATTCGGTACGGCACCATCGCTGCTGCCCGGTGCGAACTCGAAGACAACCTTCGTACCGGTGATCCGACCCATCAGCACAAGCACCTTGCGCATGTTGCGTGTGACCTTCTCACCCTTGATGTCCGGCCCGGTTTCGCTCCGTAGCTGGCTCTGCGGTCCGAAGATCGGTCGCGGCTGGCTAGAACGCTCCGCATCGGCCGCAGCTTGGTTGGCGGCAGTCTGCTCTGCGGTGAGCGGCGCGGCCGGCACAGCGAGGCGCGCAGCAGGTGCGGCGGGCATTGCCGTAGCAGGTGATTCTTCGTCAGTGAGACGTTGCTGCTCGGTTACGGCCGGTTGTGTCGAAAACACCCCACGGGCCGGGCCTGCTGCGCTGATAACAGGCACCACCTCGAAGCGACCAGCAACCTCGCGGTGCGGACGCATCTCCTGCGACGGGTCTTTGCTGACGATCTCCTGCGCGGCACGTTGCGTGTAGGCTGGCACGTTCGTCACGGCAGTACCTGCCACTGGTTGCACGCTGCTGGCGGCTACCGTGGCTTCGTTGGTGATACGCGCCGCTTCACCCTGACCGGGCTGCACACCAGCGTCAGGCGTGACGATACCGGACGGAACGGCAGGATCGAGCGCACGCATCGTCTGTACGACGCGCTGGCGCATGTCGGCATCGAGACGCATCAACGCCTTGGTCTGTTCCCCGGCCGGAAGGATCGCAAGCTGTTCAGCCAGTGCGATCAGTGCGGGACCAGCAGGGCGATCTGGTGTGACGATGATAGGTGCGGTAGCGACCGGCTGCTCGACAGGCTGTGCGGCAGTCGGCTGCTCGGGCATGCCGACCATCGGTATCGCGCTGTCTGCCGGCACACGTGCAGCCTCGTCAGACCATTCGCTCTTGAACGCATCGATTGCCGGTGCGAGCGTATCGATCGGTGCAGCAAGCGCGGCATCTGCAGCAGCAATGGCATCGTCAGTGGTCGGTGCGGCGGCAATGTCGTCGACGGTGGGTGCGGGACGTGCGAGCGATCCGAGCAGATTGCCACCACCGCCCATTGCTGCGCCGACGAGCATGCCTTGCGCCGCAGCCTTATCAACACCTTCCATCAGCGGTTTGCCGAGCGCTGCGTTCTGCCACACCTGTTCTTGCGCAGACTGCGGCAGTTCTTCAAAGACACCTTCGCTCAATCCGCCTTCAAGGATGCGACGAACGATACCTTTCTTGACAGTCGCAACGGCCGCGTCCTCGCTTGCATCAGCGGCGATGCCTTTGACCAGCATCGTATCAACGTCATCAACGCCGAGGCGTTTTGCAAGACGACCACCGATGGCACCGAGCGCACCTGTGCCGATACCAGATGCAATGGACATAGCAGACTGTGCGGCGGTCAGATCGCCGGTTGTCTGGCGAGTGCTCTCAGCCATAGAGCCTGCCGTGATCGAACCTTCGCCGATCGCAGCCGCAATCCACGGAGCGACCTTCGGCGCGGCAGCAACTACACCACGACCGACGACGCCGCCTGCGCCCATCGACCCGAGCGATTCAATTGCGCCGTGCGCGATGACGCTAGGATTTGCAAGCAGCGCACCGATCGTCGGGAAGAAACCGTCCGCTTGATCGACTCGACGATTTGCCGCTTGTTGTGCCGGCGATAGTTCTTCGTCGAGAATACGCTTGGCTTCTTTGAATCTGACGCCTGCGCTTTCAACCAGATTGCCGACCGCACCGCCAGTGGGAATGTCAGCAAGACCGACTGCTGCTTCCGGTACTGAGATTGCAGACTTTAGTGCGGATATACCGATGTCTTTTACGGTTCCGCCGAAGGTGCGTTCTGCCGGTTTGTCGGCAGATACAGGGTTGCCAGATTCGTCATAGTCAAATCCGCCATTGACGGCCGCACCAACAGGTGCTCCGTTATCGTCGTAATCAAAAGCCATTTTTGGCCTCTCCTAACAGGAGGTTAAAGGGGTGCTACAGTGTTTCGCGCGTTTGAATCATACCGTTTTTACCGTACTCGGGCTGAAGGAGGTTGGCTGTTACACCTGTAAATGCCGGTTTCTGTGTAGGGGCTGCGGCAGCAGGCTTCTTGCCAGCTTTATGAGCAGCAACCAGTGCGTCAGCTTCTGCGCGGGTTGTAGCCTGCCCGATCACCTTGCCGCCGACACGTACATCCTGTGGCGCACCACCAGCAGCCGGCGCAGCCGCCGTCTCGACCTTCTTCCATTTATCGCCGAAATGGGCGGCACCGATCTGATCGTATTGCTTGAGTGCACTCGCGGTAGCTGCCTTGCTCAACTTGTATTCAGATTCAGCGGCGGCCAGTTGTGCAGGATCGGCAGCTACGTTCTTGCGAACAGCATCGAACGCCTTCGCTGCTTCAGCTTCGGCTCTATGTGCAGAACTCACATATGTCGATGCCATTTCAAGTTGCGCCCGTGCGGCCGGACTGATACGTTCTGCACCAGCCTTAGCTTCCAGTGCCTTGTTATGACGAACGGTTTCTTCCCACACCTTGTCCTGTCGAGCTTCGGTAGTCTTCCACTTCTCGTCGGCAGACTTCTGCGCGGCAGCGGCCGTATCGCGCCGCTCCGTCTTGTCCTCGTGCCGATCGGCACGATCGTAGAATTTACCGGCGTCGGTGATCAAGCCCTTCTGCGTCAGCGCATCACCAACCTCACGACTGTACTCGTGCTCGGCCTTCGGTTGCTGCATCGTACCGAGCGACGAGCCGTCTTCGGTCGGACCCGATATCGGCACATCCTTGGTGCGAGACACACCCCGAACGATATCGGCAATACGCGCCTGCTTCTCCTGTTCGACCTTCGACTTCAATGCCTCAAGGTTTGTCGCGTCTTCCAGATTTCGCTCGCGCTTGATCGAGTCGCCGATAAGACCGGCACCAGCACCGGCCGCCGCTGCTACACCTGCTCCAAAGTCCCAAGGCATGTTATGCTCCTTGCATGTGTTGCTGCATCTTGGCGGCGATAGCGGGGTCTTTCATCGCCTCCGAGGTCTTGCCGAGAATCTGGTCGAAGTTTCCGCCAGAACCCTTCATCACAGTTTCCGACATGGCCCGAGTCGCGGTTTCCAGATCGGCGGCCGATCCTTCGATACGACCCGTCTGTTTCATGTAGTCGAGAATCTCAGTCAGCAAGACACCGGTTGCCGGCCCGATGAGCGCCTTTGGCAGCGTGCCGCGACTCTCGCGCATGAGCACGCTCAACAACTCGGCAGCGCCGGCACCTGCAGCCTCTGCAGGATTGTCGGACGATTGCAGCCGCTTCTCGACGACGCTGTTGGTCGTCTTGTCGTACAGAATCTTCTGGCCCGCCAGAACGATCCGCTGCAACGCTGCTTGCTGATCTGCCGGCACCTTCTGCTCGAAGGCGGCACGAGTCTTTGCGATTACATCTTCGGCTGCAGTGCCTTCGTCGATAAGTCCCATCACATGCTCCTTGATTGAATTAACCCTGCCGGCCGAACGCCGGATGCTGTGACCGGCGTTTGTTTGTACGGCGACGCACCGGTGGCCTGTATGCCACGCACCGACGGTATTGCATTGGCATTGGCTGCCTGTGCCTGCATCTCGGCAGTGCGTGCATCGTACAGTGCCGCCGTCGAGTTGCTTGCATTGGTGGATGCCTTCAATGCGTCAGCTTTTTCGGACGACTGGTACATGCCGGCAATACCCGTCAGCGCAACCTGCGACAGTTCTTTATTCTCTTTGCCGAATTTCAGAATCTTGTCGAACAGACTGGCACCCGTGTCGATGCCGGTGCTGGCAGCAGCCTTGACAGCACTTAAATTACCACCTTGCTGCGCAGCCGCTGACATCGCATTGACGGGCTCACCTGCCGATGCGATATTGAGTGCAGAATTGGATGACGGACCTGCTGCGGCTGCCGTGTCAGCAAGTGGCGATGCGCCGGCCGCCGAACCATCAGCAGCCAACATGGTCGGCCCTGTATCGGGACCGGTAACGACGCCATCGACACCTAGTGTCGGTTGTTCGATCAAACCGGGCGCTGCTGTATTGACAGACGCGGCATCTGCCAGATTGAGACTGCCAGCATCGACAGGTGCGCTCATGTCGGCAACTTGACTGGATGTCATACCATCGACCATCGTGGCACCGTCAGCAGGTATCGCCGCCGAACTGATGTTGCTTGACGTAGATGATGCCCATGATGTATTGACTTCACCAGCCCATGACTTGAGCCCCTCGCCAAACATACCACCCTGCGCCATCGTGCCGAAACCACCGACAAGTCCCATGACGCCGCCGATCTTTGCAAGGTCGGAATTGCCCGTCACCATACCGACGACGCTGACAACCGCACCGATGGCCGCGATCGTTTCAAAGGCTGTTGCCACCGCAAAGAACGCAGTTACCGGCTCATTGCGCTCACCAAACGCAGGACCGCCGAACGGATCACCTATCGGTGCGTCAAGTGACCATGCTCGCGTCATGGCGCGTGACAGGTAGGTTTTCTTAAACATGGTTCATCCTTTCGATCCGATAGTAAATGTCGTTGGTGTCACGACCTGACTCAACAAACCCTAACCGTGCAACAAACTCCTGACTTGCCGTTCGCCACGTCGGGACACGAGTTACCGCATGCCCGTATTGCTCAATCAGCCCACCGAGATGCTTCAGCAACAACCGTCGCGTTCCTGCCATCCCCGGTGTCCATGCTACGTGAATCTCGTTGCCCCGGATCAGCACGACTCCGATCAACACCCCGTCACGTACAACTGCATGTCGGGTAAAACTGGACAGCGCCTGCAGATACTCTTCCTTCGTGCAAAACAAAAAGCCCGACACCTGCGACCACAGCAGGTCGTCCATCACACGACAGCCGGTGCCGCACTGAAGTTAAGCAACTCGCCGAGATTCATGTTACCGATCGCGCCGGCAATCTCGAAGCCCTGCTTCATCAGGTAGAACTGGTTATCGACCGCAGCCTGCTTTGCTGCCAGTGTCATATCCTTGTTCGCCTGAATGTCCGAAATATTTTTTACGGTCTGCTTATACATCTCGCTGGCCGTTGCCGAGTTCTGCATGGTCGTCTTGTAGTCAGCTTCGATTGTGGCAAGCTGCGTCTTCATTGCCGCGTCCATGTTTGACTTCATCGCATCGACGGTTGCTGACAGATTTTTGCCTGTCATATCGTTGATGCCGGCCGTGTTGGTCTTGAGCGCCTCGTTCTGGTACGCGAGGTTTTGCTTTGCATTCGTGTCATAGACCGACGCGTCAGCCTGTGCGATTGGCAGCGCAGCCGCGTATGCTGCTTGGTCACTGGCCGTCACCGCGAGAGACGAATTGAACAGGCCGCGCGAGTTCATCTGCTGGTTCGCGCTGGTGCGGGCCATCTGCATTGTCGGCGAGTTCTCGTCGATCAAGCCTTTCATCTGACCGGCGACAGTTTCCTTCGTCGGATCGACGGTGCGCTGTGCCGAGTTGTACGTGGCAGCCTGACCGACAGGCGGGGTGACGGCAGGAAAGGTCGTGCCGTCCGTATTGGCGACGGTGCCGGGTACGGCATTGACTGCCGGTATGACAGGCGCGTCGATCATGCCGGGGATAATGTTGTTTGCCATTTGTCAGTCTCCTATTGAGAATTGTATCGCTTGTGATCCATCAACAGTGATCTAGGTCGAACGGGTTCAGCCAGTGCTCGCACAAATACACAGCCACATCTCCGCGCCAGCCCATGTCGTCTCTGCGCAGCCGCTTGCACTTTTGGCTCAGGGTGAGGTCTCGCGTGACTCCGGGGATCGGTCGCTCCGAAGTCCTTGGAACGACCCCGCCGAAACCAGTTAATTTGACGGCACCCAATGTCAGCCCCTCAGAACAAGCTCTCGCTCGCCCTCGTCATCCTCGATGCACCGCTGGCGGTGATCCATCATCAATCCCCGATCTTCAGGCGGCCTGAAAACTGAATAGCCTGCGAGCCTTCGTAGACGTCTTCTGCGGCCATCCAGTTCTTGTACTCAGGAGCATCTGCCCCGTAGAATTTCGCGCCGAGATACCCGCGCCAGCCGAACAAATTCCACGACACAAACGCACCGGGGATCAGAAGGTATGCCGGCAGCGCGAGCAGCGCCCACCACTCGACGTTTACCGCCAGCAACACCAACGCGATAAGCCATGCGACAAAGCACAGCACAGGGGCTGCCATTGGTAGACAGAACCGCAGCATCTTCGTGAAGTAGGGTTCCTTGAACCAGTTGCCCTCAGACCCGAGCGGATGCAGCACGTCGCCCCATCGCAGCGCGAAGGTGATGCCGAAAGTGCTGCGCTTCGGATTGGTGATGCCTTCGTCGCAGGTGGTGATCTGGTGGACTTTCATCGCCACGCCGCCGAAACTGCGCTGTTCCGCGAATAAGATGTCCAGGCCAGACTGAGAGTACGAGGCGATTCTGCTGTAGTCGCTACATGGTCTGCACCCGATTCATTGGCGCCTTCAAGCGAAGCGTCGAAGCGTTCCGTTGCACCAGTCCATGAGACCGATGATGCGGTGTTGTTGAAGCCGACTCCTACAACAATATCGCCGGCCTGTGTATTGATATTGAGGACAGACGGATTAGCATTTTTTGACTGGTTGGTTGTCACGGCAGTCGGAGAAGTTAGATCGTAGGCAGCCCATACGCCAATCCGTAGTCGCGCCTGCGTTGTCGTCATATTGACAACAACATCACCTGTCGTCCCGGTCGGGACGGCAGCAATTACCAACGCAGAGAATGACCCTGTCGCCGTGTCATTGACAGCTACCTGAGTAGTCGCGGTTACGCCTCCGATTGTGACTGACGAGATTCCTGTTACGCCAAGATTATCAGCAAGCGACATGATCCCTACAATAACGTGGCGATTCGCTCCGGCAGTCCCAATGCTCACGCCGCTGAAGGTGTAGGTGGAGAGGTCGGACGCACTTCCGGGGGCGGCCCGATAGCTGATAGAGGGGGCCGCAGGCGCACCGCTCAGATGCCGAGCAATCGGGTTCTGCCCACCAATACGTGAAAGTAGCGGCATGGTCAGGTCGTCTTTCCCTTGGAGGCGATGACCGTGAAGGTCGCTGTCGCTGTCTTGACGATGGTGTAGGTGTAGAGGTTGATGCAGGAAGCATCGCCTGAAGTCGGCGCTGTTCCGCCTACCCACTTCGGCGTCACTGCGCTGCCGTCAATGTTCATGGCGCTGGCGTAGTACGGCGTCCCGGTCATGGTCGCCATCACCGTCAGCGTGATCGACTCGCCCACCGCCATCAACGAATCCAACGTCGTGCCGCTGTTGCCGCGCACGTTCAGCGTCCAGTTGTTCGCGCCGGCTGTGGTGAAGTATTGGATCGCCTGCGTGAGCCAGTCGAAGTGCTGTGTGGCGGCTGGCGCGGCAGCAGTGATCGTGATCTTTTCGAGGGCTTGCTGGACTTTCATCGTGCCGGTGAAGATTTGCTTCGCCGTCCATGTATGGATGGTGGCAACCAGCGTTGCTTTCAGGTTCGCCCAAGTCAGCTTCTTGGTCGCATTCGAGGCCGCGCTGTCGCAGATCGCTACCGAATCGGCATCAACCGGCGTGGTCTTGCTGGTGCCGGCTGTGGTCAGCGCGCCCCATGCGGCGAAGATCGTCGCCTTGATGTTCGCCCACGTCAGCTTCTTCAACGCACCGGCAACTGACGTTTGCACGAACGATACGTTGTCCGTGTCAGCAATTGCAGCCGCAGATGCCGCAGTGATTGACGCCTCTACCGACGTAACATAATCCGTACCAGCCACAGCAACACTCGGAACACCGGTCGTGCTCAACTTCAACAAGCCATCGCCGCCGACCGATGCCATTGCCGTGCCGGACGCATTGATGTACGTAATCTCGTAAGCATTGCCGGTCAGCGCCGGCAGCTTGTCGAACCCGGCACCGATCGCGGCAAACTCAGCACGCACGTTTGGCGACACGATCGAACTGCTTTGCGCCGGAGTCCCGCTCGCATTAAAGAAATCGTTTGACATTATCGTAGCCCTCGTCTCGGGGTGTAGTGAATGATCAGACTGTTGATCGTGAATTGCCCGGTGTAATCGGTATTGTTTGCAAACGTCATTGCGATGTTTTCGGCAGACCCCATCAATTCAATCTCGCTTGGCATTAACGTCTGTCCGTCCCACACCAAACCGCTATCCCAAAACAAACCGCTGTCCCAATTACCGACTGTGAAGTTCGAGGCGTAGTTGACCTGCGCCTGCGGAGCGATGTCGGTCTTTCCGTACCCGAGCGAATAGCTGACGGTGAGCGGCGCATACGTCGAGCCGGTGATTTCCGCCGACGCCTTGCGGAACCGCTTGATGAGGCGCGGCCCACGGATCGCATCGTAGTTGAGAGTGATATAAGAATTGATCGCCGTTCCGTCAAAGCTGGTGCCTACGTCAAGCTGATGCACATAGCCGTCGTTCGATCCGAAGTACGTGACCTCATTGCCACTACTGTCTTCGCCTTCCCACGTGCAGAACACCGGATCAGGGAAATAAACAGGCAACGATCCGATGAATTTGTCGTTAATGATAGTGGCATACAACCCGTAGCCGTTGGAGAAGAACAGACGGTACTGGCTGCGCTCACGATTGGCGCAGCACGCCTGACCGAACTGCCGGTTGCTGACGATAAACGGACGGATGTTTGCAGACAGCGACGCCTGATCGAAGTTGCCGTATGCCAGTGTCGCGTTGAGCCCCATGATGCCGCGATCGTCCAGCGAATAAACACCAGCCATGTTGGCGGCCGTGTAGTCCAGTGCGCCGACGCCATTGTTGTACGTGACAAGGTTAAAGTCCGCTGTCGAGGAGCCGTACAAGATGAGCGTGTTGTTACGGGTCTGCACCAGCAATGCCCCGCCACTCTGTGAGCCGGGCAACAGGATCAGATTGGTAATTCGTTCGCTGGCTGATATTTCAGCCGCACCAAGAATTGCCGTCCATCCGAACGGATCACCAATTGCGCTGTTCTGCAGACTGGCAACGAATGCAAGGAACAGATGATTCTTGAACACGGCGATATGCTTCGGCGCATCGCTCGGCATTCCCGTCGTGATAGGAGCCAGAACGTCACCGTCGAACTCGAAGGCCTTGTTGATCCCATCGCATCCGTAGATACGGGTCTGCCCGGCAGCACCGCCGAAGTTGCCAGATACAAACTCGAAGTGCCCGCTCGGTGCAAGACCAATGGTAGTCTGCACGCCGGAAAGCGTTACTGTGGCACCACCAGAGAGGGTTGCAGCGCCTGCCGCGAAGTTTCCGCCACCACCGCTAGGCGTCGTGATAACAAACGTGCCAGCGGCCGTTCCTGACCACGCACCGGATTGCTTGCAGACCCGCTTGACCGTAGCTGTTACGGCACCCTGCGTAAGCGTCTCGCCATCGACAGGTGTAGCTGTGCCACCAACCGTAAAACTGACGGTCTTGTAGAACGGCACGGCGACCCATCCTGCCGCGCTCGACTTCCAGATATCAACGGCCGTACCACCTGCATTGTTGCGGAAGGCATAGACGCTGCTGCCGTACTGCACGACGCCACGCACCGGACCTGATCCGGTTGGGCGGGAGATTGCAGCACGATATGTATTGGCAGCCAACGCGCTGTATGCAGCAGCGAGCGATGCCGTTCCGCTCTGGCCGATCGTGCTGTTGCACACCGCAACGACGGTTATACCTACACGCAAGTTCTCGCCGTTGGTGAAGGCACCAGTCGTCGCAGTCAACACAAGCTGTCCGGTTGGTGTTGCGAGGAGCACGCCGGTCGTTCCAGAGGTCTGCCCGTTGATCGTATCGCCAAGGCTGACACTACCGCCCATCGTAACGCCAAGGATGGTATAGACCGCAGTAGACGGCGAGGTGTGGCCGTCGAATCGTTCGTAGCCGGCAATGCGGGTGTAGCCACCTGTGACGTTGCACTCATAGTTGAGTGCATCGCGGGCGACACCGGGCTTCAAGGACAGCGTAGGCGTGACGAGGTCAAGACCACCCTTGAGGGCGATCATCTCGTACATCACGCGAGGCATGTCCATCGGCTTCATGCCAACGGTCCTCCCATCTGGATCATCGGCAACTGATTGACTTCGAGCTTGTCGAGGACGATGCCGTATTCGTTCATGCCCCGGTTATACGCTTCGCCGGCAGCCTCATAGCCACCGTAGAACATCAGCGCCCGCCACACGATACCCATGTGGAACGTCGCGGGCATGTCGGGCTCTGCGCTATCACCGGACAACTCGGCAGGTTTCTTGTAGTAGTCGTTCGTCACGGTATGGTCGCCGTTCGGTACAGGGCCGAATGACAACGTGTTGTCTGGATTTATCGTGAAGACCAGCGGGCGGGACTGTGCGTACCGTAGCGCCCCGTACAGGTAGGAATTGCGAAAGTCGTCGTACTCGACGAAGTTCATAAAGATTTCTGTGGTCAGACCCTGCGATGTCACGTAGTTCCGTGCAGCATCAAGTGTCCATGTTGCCACGTCATTTGCCACTGCCGTGTAAGCACCAGACTGACCGGCGACAGTGACGATGGTTGCCGACTTGCGCATCCACCGCCACGTCGTATGGGCTGACTGGATGTCGAGCCACGCCTGCTGAATCCAGTTGACAACTCTCCCCAACTCGCCCGTTTGATTGACGGTGGTCGTCATCGGCTGCGCCGTAATTCCTGCCTCGGCGATCAGACGGTTGCATAACTGTAAAAGTGTCATGGTGTAAGCACCTGTTCAATCGACAGACCACGTTTGATGCGCATCGAAATTGTACTTCTGGCAAGACCTAGCTCATCAGCCCATTCAGCTTGTGTCATCGTTTTTCCAGAAAACGTAATGCGAGGGGCGCGACCGACCTCTTTGTTTAACGCAATACCGTGAGTCAGTCTGTAATGAACAGTATCGTATTTGATACCTGAGCGTGCACTTATTTCGCGCATTGTTTCACCATCAACAACACGCACATTTCTTTTGTTTCGTCCTTGCTGAGACAACGGAATCCATACGCAATTCCACGGTGAGTAGTTGCCGTTTACATCAAGTCGTTCTAACGAGTAGCCGGATGGACACAACCCCATATGTGATAGGAAGGTCGAAAAGGAATCGATCCATTCTTGACAGACCGAAATACCACGACCTCCATAATGAGGGTATGCACGCACGTTAGGATTGGAACATCTATTTTTCATGTTATTCCACGCCCTGTATTCAACAGAATCTGTCATCCCGTGCGTGCGTGCCATTGCATTAACCCTCGGCCATCAATCGATTGAGCCACTCGATGCCGCGCTGCGTGTCTTCCAGAACCGAGAACGGAAACTGCGAAGAGGTCGTGCGGATAACTTCGTTCTGCGGGTTGAGCGACTCTTCGGCCGACTCGTGTTTGGTCTGTACGCTCATCGGTTTCGAGCGGGCCAGCACCTCAACGTACTTGCGGCGCATGATCCACGGACGACCGACTGGTACCCACTCGGCCTTGCCATTGACATAGAGGTCGATCATCTTGCGCGGATTCTTTTCGTTCAGCGGCTCGACGCGAATCTTGACCAGTTCTTCCATGAACATCATTTCGGCAAAGTCGTTCTTAGTCAGCGACGATACGACCGGCTCGATCGCAATCGATTCGCGATCGATCGGCATGTCAAGCGGCGGAAGAATGAAATTGCCGGCAGTTTGCTGGCCGACTTCCATGTCGGCGGTATGAGCAAGTTCTTGCATGTGATACTCCTTGTGTGGTTGGTACAGGACAACCCCCTGTTGCCAAGGGGCTGTGGTGTTAGGCCACTTGCGGACGGTCAGGCAGGGTCATGCAATCCACCAGAACCTTCGTGATGCCGGTCTGTGAGGCTTGATTGCTGACACCCATCGTCCATGCCGAACCGGTCGAGATGACCTTCGTCAACTGATAGCCAATCGGGCAAAGCGTGTCGGGAATGCCGGGGAACTGCGGAGCGTTGGCAAACACACCAGCGTCCGAGTAATCCACGATCTGACCCTGCACGACCTTGAGTGCTGCGCTGGTGTCGAGACACCAGACGAATACGCCGGCCTTGTTGACAGCGATCGGCAGGAATGCGGCACCGGTCACTGCGTCAGTCGTCGGCGTCGCGCCGTTGCTGGCACCCGTGAAGGTGTACATCTTGCCCTTGATGCTGTAGTACATGACGAGCGCATTGGTGGTCGTGGTGGTCGTGGTAGTACCGACAGCCAGACCTGCCTTGGTGAGCATCGCAGTCAGCGGGGTTTGCTGAAGATTATCCATGGTGCTTGTTCCTTTCGTTGTGTAGAGTTAGCCGAGCGAAATGCTCGGATCGAATGCGCCTACCGGACTGACATAAATCGTCGTTGCGGTATCAAGCGCCGTCGAGTTGCCTGTGAATGCTGAAGCATAGGTAATCATCAGATAACCGATGATGGCCTTACCCTCGGGTGTTTGCGGAAACTTGACCGCAGCCGCCGTAGCGCCCTCAGTGCCGAAGCCAACGGTCTTGGTACCCGCCGAATTGACATAGAAAACAGCAACGTTGAACTTGCCTGCGCCGATCGAAAGACCGGTAAGTGCGGGCATGTCCGTCGAGGCAGCGATCGTGACATGCTTGCCATTGGCGACGGCTTGAAAATCGGTAGCACCGACTTTGGCAAGCACACCGCCACCGGCCTTGATGACAAGGCCGGCAGTAGCAAGCGCCTGACTCGACATCCGATCGGCCAGCGCGTTGAGCAAGGGGCGAAGAGCCTCCCGGTCACCGCTGGCCGCAACGGCGGCGAGTTGTTGTGCAACTGTGTTTTGCATAATGATCTCCTTGAACGGAGCCGCTGAACTAGCCGGCCCCTATGGCTTACAGGTTGGTCACGCCAACGTTGGCGACAGCCAGCCAGCCGTAGTTCTCGACCATCGCTGCCTTCCACCAGATCGTGCCGGCGTAGCCACGCTGACCGAAGGGATCGCTCTTCGACTTCTGGCCGGGCGGCAGGAAGGTCGGATCGAGAGACTCCTTGCCGCGCACCGCGACTTGCGACCATGCATCTTCGGCAGCCACGATCAGCGGATACACGTCGATGCTGGAGCCGGTCGTCGAGTACAGGCCGAGCGTGCCGATTGCCGCACCAGCGTCCTGATAGGACGGCAGGTCAGGCGATGTGACAAAGCGGAAGCGTTCGCACTTGCCGACTTCGTTTGCCATCGGCGTGCCGCTGGCATACTTCTCGACAGGGGTGAAGCCGGGCAGATCGCGAATGTCCGGTTCCAGATCGGTATGGCAATACACGATGAAGCCGGAGGCCACAGCGTCGGTGCCGTACTGGTTGGAAGCCGACAGCACGCGCGTCACGCTCTTGCCGTGGTTCGCCTGCAGGGACTTGACGATCTTGCGGATCAGCGGCAGCGTGAGCTTGCCGTTGACGGTCGCGCGGCTGGTACCGGTGCCGCCGTACCACTGATTGGTACTGGCCTTGACGATGCCATAAACGATCATCTCGTTCACCAGTGCAACACGCTCGCCGATCTGCTCCTGCATGGCCTGTGGGATGTCATCCTCGTACAGGTCGTAGGTCTTGTCGCTGAAGCCATACAGGCAGGAATACTGCTGCATGACGACAGAGATGTCCATCGGAGTGATGGACTCGGGCAGCACGGTCACGCCTTCCTGAGTCAGGTGCGCATTGACCAGCGTGTTTGCACGGTCGCCGGTTGCGTTCTGGAAGAACTGGTTCGGGTTGGTCGTAGTCGCACCGTAGGGCACCCAACGACGGGCGACATACGTGTCCGAGTTGTTCTTCGGGAACTTGACCTGACGGCCACCTTTGGCGAGGACTTCCACCGGTACAGCGTGCTTCAGAATCTGACCCTTGAACTTATTGATTCGGCCGGGGGTCAAGCCGAAAGTTTGCATCTGGCCCATGAGAGGCTCCTATAAAAGAATGACGTTATGACGACTTGAATCCAGAATTGAAATCATCGTCGTCACTAGCAGCAGCATTGGGCGCTTGCCCTCCGCTACCCGTTACTTCAACTGCGGCGTCGAGAACTTCCCTTCGCCCTTGCGCCTTCGTCTGCGCTGCCCTGAACTTGGTCAGCGCGTCCGTAAGGACCGTGGCGCTATACGTTGATCGGACGCGTGTCTGGTATTCCTTCGGCTGTTTGACAAGCCATTGCCTGAATGGTGTATCGGGAATTACCCCTTTGTCATCAGGCAGACCGATGGTTTCCTTCCACTTCTCGTCGAATTCGTTCAACGTCTCTTCAGTGATCGCACGACGGACTCGGCGCTCGATGGCCTCCTCGTCAATGACAGGCGCTGAAGGTTGGGCGGCTTCTTGCGGAGCCGGGGTGACTGTGCGAGTGGTGTTCAGCACGTCGACCAGTTTCTGCAAGGTCTTGTACTGAAGCTCGGCCATCTCGGGAAACTCGGCTGCCAGATCGGCAACGACTTCCTTCGACAGTTCGATTTTTCCACCAGCGGGAGCCGACTCTTTCAATTGATCAAGCACACGCTCAATGCCGCCGATCTTGCCAAAGGCTGTACCAAATTGCTTTTCCAGCGCGCCTTCGATCCCTTCGATCTTCGCCACGCTATCAAGCAGCTTCCGGTATTCGTCTTCGGGAATCTGCGCCATTTTCTGTTCGTCAGCCGGCGCGGCAACAATAGCTACATCGTCACCAAACCCGCCATCAAACTCAGCAGCTTCCTGCTCTGCTGTCGGTGCTACAACTTCTTCAATTTCAGGGTCCATATCAGGCTCCAATCAACTGCTGCTCATCGACGACCGGCGTTTCCGTGGGTCGTCATCCTTGCCGTGGACCTCTCGGTCGGCGGCACCTACATTCCCTGAACCGTAATTGCTTCCGGCTCGGGTGAATCCATATCCAATATCGCACGGCACTCAGCGATGCGACCGCGCAGCACAGCAGTCTCCTTCTCGCTCAGTGCGGTGTTGTCGTTGTCCATGCGAAGCTGCGCGAGACGTGTCGTGTAGTGAGCACGCAGCGCCTGCCACAAGGGGTTCAGTGCTTGGGCGTCGTTGAGTCTCATGCCAGCCTCTTCAGCTTGTAGAGCGTCTTCTGATACAGCGCCACAACATCATCCAGTAGCGCGAGCAGCGACGGGTCTTCCTGACACGTATCGTCGCGAGTGGCCTGCAGCCAGTCGATGTCGTCCTGCATCTGTGACTCGATGTCGTACTTGCCGCTCGGCAGCGTCACGTCGAAGTCGCCGACCAGATCAAACATACCTTGGTACGCTTCGACCAGCGCATCAACCGCACCGGGCAGTGCCTCGTAGAACGCACCGAGCGCCATGTGCCGAGCGTAGCTGTCCGTGCGGAAGTGCTCGCGGTGAGCAGCGTCACGCATGGCGAAGGTGCGGGAAACCAGTTCGTCGATCATGCTGGTTGCTCCTGTAATACAGCTTCCCGGTTGCGCTTTCTCGTCGCTACCATTCTGGCAACAACATCTGCCGGACGCTTCTTCCCGACAAAATGCGACACTCGATTTGCTATACGCTCGGCGGTTTGTTTTTTCCCGACAAGATGAGCCACTCGTTTTGACACATGCTCGGCGGTTTGCTTGCGACCGATGTTTGCATCTAGCAATGCTTTCTTCACATGATCAGGGCGAGCCTTTCCGATCTTCGACGCAGCAATACGTGCCTTGGCTTCGTCCGTGTGCCGGTAGTTCAACATCCTCTCACGCATTTGTTGTTTGGCTTCATCGGTGTGTTTGTACCCTGCCGGACTGCCCGCAACCTTGTAGATATTGAAAGCAGGGGTAATCATATCTAACCAGAATTGTTCTCTTTGTAGCAGCAATGCTCTATCTTGAACGTGCTCAAGAATCACGAAGGTGAAATCAGCTTCGCCATATTTGACCCACGCATTCTGCAAAATCTGGTTGGCGTGTTGCCCCTTACGGAGTCGACTTCTATGACCTTGCCATCTGCTCGCGACATTAACAGCACTGCCAACGTAGTGCTTGCCGGTCGTGTTATTCGTTATCAAGTAGATGCCCGTGCTCATGCTTGAAACGCCTCCCCATTTGGAGCACGGCCCGGAACTTCAACTCCGGGGGTAGCCACCTGTGGAGTTGGGTTCCTGTGCTTATGAAGATCGATCGTGGCGGCACCAAGAGCGAGTTCTTTCTGTGTACGTAAGCGAAGGACGGTATCAGCCAATTTCGCTTTAATGGTTTCTAAGGTTTGTTTCGTTTTATTCGCATATTCGATTAGCGCCAGTTCGCGACGCACGGCCAGTTCCTCACGACGTGATGTGAATTCAACCTGTGTCCGCTGCGTCTCGGCCTGCACATACACAGCATCACGATCTGTGTCTTTCTTGATGCGCAACTGAGCAGTCTGCTCACGCAACTTGTCGCTCTGCATCTGCGCCTGCGCTCTGATCTGTGCGGCCTGTACTGCAGGCGGCGGGGGCGGCTGACGCTTCGCCATCTCTGCCTTCTCTTCGTCGGTCAGCTTCAGGCTGCGGTAGTCGATGCGCTTGCTCTTCAGGTACTCTTCCATCACGCGCGCCGGGCTCAACTCGAAGGCGGGATTAAGCGACGGCTCGACCAGTTGTTGAATGACCTGATCCTGAATCGCGCGCTCAACCAGAGCAGACGAACCATGTGCATTGATGTTGAAGTCACCCTTCTCTTCGTTCGGTACATCGGGATCGAGCAGCAGCCACTCGTAGTAGTCGCGAATCAACGGCTCGGTGATGCAGTCGTCGCACGTCGTTGCGATGCTGCGCAGCAACTGGTTCGCGTTATTGTTCTGCAGCGCCGCAGCGCCATACGTGTCGGGCTGTGACGGACCGCTCTGCCCTTGGCTGATCAGCGGTATGTTTGTGCTCTCTTCGGCAATACGGAACGAGTACTCGATGATGTTCATCAACGACTGCTGCCGATCGGGAATCTCGACGGCAGTAAATGCCTTCGTCATGTCATCGATCGTTGCGTCGGATTTCTTGACCCACACCTTGTTCGGCGTGATGATCCACTTGCCATCGACAGGAACGATCGACGTGCGGTCGATGATCAACTGCACACCGGCAGACTGACCAGCATTCGTCAGCATGGCGCGCGTGGCGCCGTTGCACATCACCTGTGCCGGCGAGCACTGCTCGCCAATACCGACACCAGTCCAATGACCGGAGCGACGACGCCACGGGAACACACGGTACGGCATGCGGCCAGTATCGAGAGGATTCAGCACGACGCGCACGACGCGCTCGTTGATCAGCGTGGCAGTGACGTGATACGTCTCGCGTTTGGCAACCTTGCTGGCGAGGTTCTCGTTCGCCACCATCAAATCTTCGGCGCTGATCTCACCGTAGAAGTGATAAAGCTCAAACCGCTTCGCCTTGATCTTCGGGTCATCGACCGCGCTCGGATTGCGCTGCCCGTCTTCAGTCAAATAGCATTTCGACGGGCCTTCATCGAGAACCAATTCGATCTGATCCGGCAGGTAGCTACCGACAGCAGGCAGCTTCTTGACTTGTGCCGGCGACATGTAGTCGCGTTCGAAGCAGTACGACCCCTTCGTTACATCCTCGCCACACGCCGGATCGGGAAAGAAATTCCATGGATCAACCTGACGCTCGCCGGGCTTGCGTTCCTTCTTGATCTCGATCGCGACGTTACCTGCTTCATCACGCGTCAGCGCAGTAGAGGTACGTGACTCAACGAACGGTCCCTTCAGGATGCCGACGCCGATACGTGCTGAATCGAACAGCACCTTGCGCATCTCAACCGCATGCTTCGCTTCGACGATCCAATCGTAGATGCGTTTCTCTGCGGCTTTGGCTGAAGTCGTGGCACGGGCCACAGCGTCCTTGGCAGCGGCAAACGCATCCTGTGGGGTCTGCGGTACCGGCTGCATCGACGCGGCCGGCTGCTGCGTCATCAGGCTATCTGGCGCGACAGCAGCGGCCATCGGCTGCGGTTGCTGCGGCGGAAACTCACCACCGTTCTGCATGACCTGCTTGAGCATGTCCCGAGCAGCAATCAACTCAGGCACCGGAGTCGGATCGAACGCAAAGGGTTTGTCGTCCATCGGCAGCAGAAGCTCAGACACCTTTGCGTGCCCCGCATCGACGTAGCGTGCGGTCAGCGGGATGAACACCGTACTGCGGTTGTCCGTGCCGTCACCAGTCGTTGCGCGAGTCAGCGGCCCCTGCATTGAGGTCGGCTTCGCCCACTGTGCTTTTTCCCACTGCGCGCGATTGACATCGTCAATGCCAAGGTACGCCTCTTCGGCAGCCTTCCAGACATCCTCGATACCTGACGACTTGCGCCCCTCGACGGCTTCCTTGCGAAGCTCGACAAGACGCCCTGCCAGCGCGGCTAGACGCTTGGTCTTTTCCTCATCGGCAGGCTGCTGTTGCTGGTCGTCCATTAGGGGCGCTCCAAAACTGTTGATAGTTATAAACTATTAAGGCAGGACGGTCAATAGGTTCCGGCTATCGCCGGCAATGACGGCGGGCACGGACGATGTAGTCCTGCATCACCTCGACGAAGCCGCGCTCCCCGGCCAGCGCGATGAACTGTCTAGCGCCGAAGTGCAAGGCGGCAAAATGACTAAGTGCCATCAACAACCACCGACGATCGGTTACCGCTGGCATCCACTGTGCTGACGATACGGTTCGTCGTGCCGTCAAGGCCGACGAAGGTTTCTGTTCCGGTACCAGCGCCGCTGACCTTGCCAGCAAGTGCGGCAGCGACGATGCGCAGAATTTCTTCAGCCGTCAGCCCGCTCTCGATGATTGCCGACCACGGGTTTCCGCCCGCACCAGCATTCGTCAGTGCAAGACCTGCCGTGCCAGCATCCGGGTAGTTCGCCAGCACAGCAGTCCACACAGCATCGCGCACACCTTCCGGCGTCAGGTCGCCGTAACCACGGATGGTCGCCGTTATGTCCATCAGTGCGGTGTTGCCGGCAACGACAACGCCAGCACCCGTGAGCGCCGCGCCAAGATCAGCAAGGCCAGCCGCTGCTGCTGCAATGTCACCAGAACCAGTGATGGTCGCTACCATTGTCGCCAGTGCCGTTGCGTCTGCCGAACTGATGTCACCGCTGGCTGTAAGCACCGCCGCGATAGATACGATCAGGCCGATGTCGCAACCGGGAATGTCACCAGCACCAGAGATGCCTGCGGCGATGTTATAGCCAGACTGCATAGTGGCGCTGGACACACCACCGCTACCGATGGCCGTGTTGCGAGCGGCCAGTAGCCCCGGTTTCTGCGGCATCATCCATGCGGCAGGGTGACGGTAGCCGGAAGGGATACCAACCAGTCCGCTAGTGATTCCCTCCCCCGCCGTGATGTTCCTGATCCGACCGGTCTGCGAGAAGTTCCTCTGTAGCGCAGACGGGTAGGCGCTCAACACAGCAGCCGCCCCGGCGTACTGCATGCCGCAAGAGGCAAACTGATAGCCGTTGCAGCGCAGGGCCATCAGAGCAACTCCGCAGCCTCGGGGAAGCCGGCGTCGGTCAGCTTCTGCCGGTCCAGTTCTTTCTGTGCTTCCACGATCAGATTGGCAAGGGTGAACGTGTTGCCCTGCCACTGCGCGAAGTCCTTGACCAAATCCAGTATCCGCCTATCCACAATCAGCCTCCGTAGCCGTAGTCGAAGTCGACATTGACCGTACCTGCCGAAGTCGTCGCGCCCGTCTGGAACAGCAGGAATTGGATGTTCGCTCCGTCCTTGATCTGACGCATCGACGGCATGGCATTCACCAAGTCCATCTTGTTGTAAAGGCCTGTCGCCGGCAGCGGCAGCGTCCAGAGCGGCTTGCACAGGCCGATGATGACCGTACCCGACGCGTGAGCAGTACCGGCCCATGTCAGCGTTTCAATGTCGGACACGCCGGTATCGCCAGCGGCCAGCGGCAGGAACGGGTTGTACTTGTTCGCCGCCGCCCCGGTATTCAACAATCCACCCACCGGAACCGATGCGGTAGAAGTAAATGTCGTCGTGTTGTGTGAGACGCCTGCCGTGTTCTTGTACGCAACGACGCAAGTCGGGGCATTCGCGCCGAGCGCCGTATCTGCCGCAACGAACATCCTGAGTCCGGCACCTGCGGCGTACCGATCGCCTTTGCCAGCGCCGGAACCGATGGCCGTCATAGTCACTGTCTTCGCACCCGTGCTCGATACGTTCGCACCGGACAGCGGGACGAAAACCACAAGGTCAATCGCCATGATGTACCACGGCGCACCCGCCGCAGCGACAGCACAACCACCGGCAGTCAGGAAATGTTTGGTCGCCGTCGAGACATCACCGCCCGTATAGATCGTACCTTCCGACC